AGGACGCGGCGTGCTGCTCACGGGAGCCGTAGAAGGTCGACGGCGTGTGCCCCAGCAGCGCCCCGAGATAGGTCAGCGACGTGATGGTGAGGGCTTCGAACGAGGCGTCGGTCCGCTCGCGGAAGTGATCCATCAGCATCGCTACCTGAACCGACGTCGAATACGCCTCGTTGCGCATCGCGACCGGCGCGATGGGGGTTTCGGGCTCCAGAAGGTCGACTTCGACCGTGATCCGGCCACCAATCGTGGCCTGATCGACCGGATTCGCCCCAGATTCGGTTTCAGCGCGCCCTTCCGGCTCCTTCCACCGCTTCTGAGCGGTGGTGAATGCGTGGTGAACCTCTTCGCGCAGCCGATCCGCGTCCATCGGGTCGGCGAAGAGCGGCGAGAGCGCCGTTTGGACCGCGCCGAGCATCTCGGCCTCCGAAAGGCCCCTATTCCAGCGCGATGCGACGTACTTCGCGATCTCATCGTGCCGAGAGCCCGTCTCGACCCTCTCGGGGAGCCGATAGCCCTCGGTGACGACGATATTGACGCTCGACTGGACCGGAACGGCCTCGGTCACCGCCCACGCGAGCGGCAGTTCGGCGATGTCCTTCGCTCCGACGTCGAGGTACATCTTGCCGTTGATCCTCGACCCCGGGCCCACGACATAGCCCTTCCACGGCCATCGCACCACGAAGCCGTGCAGATGGTTGCCCTCGGGCACGGGAACACCCTTCGGCCACTTGTAGAAGACGTGCAGCCCGCCACTGGGGCTCCTCGTGGTCTTCGTGGCGGGCAGGTCGCCGTATTCGGCCTTCAGCGCCCTGATCCGCGTCTGCCAGTCCTCGCCGTCGACATCCCACTCAAACACGACGTCTTCAGCGCCCTCAGGCCAGACGATGCCGTAGTTGGGCTCCGAGGCGGCTGACAGCATCGTTTCGACCCGTTTCGGGTCCGTCGAGGCGTCGAGGAAGCCCTTCGGCGGGATCGGGTGCTTTCCCATGCTCTTCTTGTCGGCATGGGCCTTCCCGCACCTGCACGTCCCGTCAGGATCGGTCGACCAGACCGACATGACCGCGAAGCCCATCTCGACGTGCCTGAGGGCCTCTGCGATGCGTTCTTCCTGCTGAGGGGTCATCGGGTGTTGCGCGTGTGCTTGACGTGTGGCATATTGTCCTCGCTTCTTGCTGAGGCAATCCCTTGAGGCCCCCGTCAGTCGGGGGCTTCTTGGCGTCTTGGACCCAGCAGTCTACGCCCCGCTGTGAACCGGGATGCCCCGCCCGTTGTGGTACTTGAGCGCGTATTCCAGCAGGTCTACGGCGTAGAACACGTTCCTGCCCGCGTGGCGGCGGACCGGCAACTTGCCGTCGCGGACGTGCCGCCAGACGGTCATCCGGCTGACGCCGAACATCTCGGCGACCTCGCCCGTGGTAAATGCGTCGAGGGTGGCGATCTGGGCCATTGCTGAGGAACCTCCGTGAACATGAAGAAGCCCCAGCCCGTCTGAGTCGGGGCTGGGGCTAGATTGTAACAGACCTACTGGGGACCGCCTTGCCAAGGGGCGCGGTTCTCGCGCTCAGGGAAGTCCTCGCTCAGAAAGGGAGGTCGTCCGGCGCCTCCGCGACAGGAGCGGCCTCGGCAGCAGCCGCGACCGGGACCGGGACCGGGACGGGCGGGGACGGGTCCGCGACGCGGGCGGGCGCCTCGGCCGGGAGGGCCATGACCCGGTCGATCTTCGACCAGCCGTCCTCATCGATGACGACCTGCACGTAGATGCTCTTGCCGACGAGGTCGCCCTCATCGAACCCGGCGCCGACCTGCACCGCCGAGGCGCCCAAGAGCGCGACGAGGTATTCGTTGATCCGGCTCTTCGGGCCACTGGCGACGGTCGTCAGCGAGCGCAGTTCGGTGCCTTGGATGTCCCACGACCACTCCAAGAACTCGTCGGGCTTGTTGGGGTCCTTGGTGTAGCGGGTGACGAGGCTCTTGGGGGTGATCCCGATGAGCGTCGCCTTGTACGTCCCGGCGGGGATGGTCGGGACGGCGTCCTTGACGGTGATGAGCGGCATTCTTGCTCTCCTGAGGCGGCGTAACGAGTGTCACGCCCTATGCGCAGATAGTATCACATGTCACAGTGAGGTTGCGCTAGATTGTAGAATGTAGACGGGCGCCCTGCTGCTTCCTCCCCCCAGAGCGCGGGGCGCCCCTTGATGTACCCTCCGCTCGTGACCGCCGAAGCCCCCGCCCCCGCCCGTACCCGCTGCTCCGTCTGCACGAGCCCCCACCGCCCGGCCATCGAGGCCCTGCGCGCCAGCAAGATGACCTTGCAGGACATCCATCTGGAGACGCAGAAGATGGGGCGCGGCTTCAAGCGCGAGACGCTGGGCAAGCACTTCGCCATCTGCCTCAACGGCCAGCGCCCGCTGGTGGACGACGACGCGGCCCAGAGCCTCGCCGACTACGGCGCCGACGCCCAGACGAGCGCCGAGATCGACTTCGCCGTGATGGTCAAGCGCCGGGCGGCGGACATGCTCCGAGCGGGCCAGTTGCGGGTCACCGCCCAGCACGGCCTGACCGCACAGGCCCTGCTCGACCGCCGCGCCGAGAAGGCCGCTGACCGCGACCTTGCGCTCAACATGGCGCGCCTTCTCTCGGGCGCGGTGTCCATGGCGCCACTGAGCGTCATCGAGACACGGAACGTGACGCCATTGGAGATCGGCGACGGCTACGCTCCCGATGACCTCGTAGACCCCCGGGATGGTTAGCCTCGCGACGTCGGAAGGGCGTCGCGAGTCGCGGGGCCCGAGGGACCGGGGAGCGGCCAAGACGAAGCGGGCCAAGCAGGCGCTCGCCGCCTCGATGCTGGCGTCCGGCCCGCAGACCTTCGGTGCGTTCACCCAAACCGACTTCGCCAAGGACTTCATGCGCGCTCGCTGGGATACCGACTTCTTCTGCGAGCGGTTCCTCGGGTTCAAGCCGCATCCCGGCCAGAGGCGCCTGTTCAAGGCGTACATCACCCGCGACGAGACGCGCTGGATGGCGCGCTACCTGACCATCGCCGCTGCCGCCGGGAACCGTGCTGGCAAGACCCTCGGGCTGTCCGTCGTCATCCTCCACTCGTGCCTGTTCAAGATGGGCAAGGAGCCGCCCAACCCGCTCGACATCCGTTCGGTGGAGCGGTGGATCAGCCAGTCCTACGAGGCGTACCACTTCGGCGTCCACTCCGAGGTCGCGGAGTTGGTCTTCTACGAGATCACCAAGTTGCTGGCCGGGACCCACGAGGCCCAGCAGGACGGCTGCCCGCTGACCAAGGCGTTCGGCGAGCAGGTCGCCGACTGGTCGAAGAAGTACCGGGGCGAGTACCTGATGATCCGCATGCACCCCCTGCTGGGCGGCGGGACCATCCACTTTCGGACCACGGGCGAGCGGGCCATCGGGTCACTCGGCAAGGACATGGACCTCGTCACCTTCGATGAGTGCGCCTTCGAACCCAACTTCGACTTCGTCATCGATGAAGTTCTCCACATGCGACGGTTGAGTACCGGTGGACAACTTTTCCTGATAGGCACAATGACCGAGGGGCTGACCGCCTTTGCCGACAAGTGGCAGGAGGGCAACCCGGACGCGCCGGACAAGAAGATCGACTCGTACAGCGTGCGCATCTCGACCCGCGAGAACATCGGCTTCGGCATCGACCGGCGGCTGTTCAACCGCATCGTCGCCTCGATGCCCGAGTACCTGATCCCCCAGAACATCGACGGCTACGCCATCGAGTCACGCGAGGCGTTCTTCGGCGCACAGTCCATCGACGCGATGTTCTCGGGCGACATGCCCGACAGCCAACCGGCCCAACCGGGACACACCTACGTTCAGGGGGTTGACCCGGCGCTCACGTTCGACTCCACTTGGGCGATCATCCTTGACGTCACGGGAGGTCAGGATTGGCGGGGCGTGTGGGTGGACCGGCTCTCGGGGCGGCAGACTGGCCCGGTCGTCGCTGGGCTGGTCCTGCACGGACACTACGCGTACAACGACCTCACCAAGCGCATCACCTGCCATACGGCGCTGGACGCCACCGGGATGGGCGGCAAGATGTTCCGCGACCTGCTGCCGATCCAAGTGCGGATGGTCGAGTTCGGCGGGACGCGGGTGAAGAAGTTGGGCCTGCTCAACACGCTCAAGAAGGCCATCGAGGGCGGGCGCCTGAGGCTGCCCAAGACGGGCAAGTGGCTGGGCCTCCGGCGGCAGTTGCTGGGCTACAAGTTGGACGACCGCAAGATCGAGACTGACGCGGTCATGGCGTTGGCCGTCGCGGTCGACATGGCGAAGCGCAACGCGGGGCCGTCGGTGGGCTCTGTCCCGTTCGATTACTTCGGGACCTCGACGGGCGGTGTACTCTCTGGCCCAGAGTTGATCGCCCGGCTCAAGGCTTCGCACGACCGATAGGGGTTCCAGTTGGCCTTAGCCGTTCTCGACCTGAACAGGGCCATCGAGTTCAGTCAGGCCGACTTCGCGGCTGGTCAGTACAACGAGGACGAACTCGACATCCTGCGGGACGTCCAGCATCGCCGCGAGCAGTATTGGTCCGAGCAGGGCGCGTTCGCCGCCGCGTGCGACCGCTGGGACTCGCTCTACTACCCCGGCGAAGAGGGGATGATCCCCAACAAGGGCGCATCGCACTGGGCCTATCATTCGTCCGCCCGCGCGCCGGGCAAGGCCCACATCTCGCTCAATACGCCGCCCATCTACGTGGACATCCCGGCTGCGCTTCAGGCTGTCGCGCCCATCGAGAACGTCATCCCGATGTCCGACGACGACGCCTCGCGCCAGTTGGCGACGCTGGCCGAGCGGCTGTACGTGTCGTGGCGCGAAGAGGTCGGCTTCAACCTGATCGGCCACCGGGGCTGTGTCATCAAGGGCCTCTACGGGCACACGGCGGGCAAGGTCTGGTGGGACGCCGAGACGGGCTTCCCCCAGATCGACATCATCGACCAGCCCCGGAACCTGTGGCTGGGCTGGGCGCAGAGCGACTACCGGACGCTCGATTGGGCGATGTACACGTACCTGATGACGCCCGAGGCCATCTACGCCCAGTACGGGCTGGTGGCCGTCGAGCGCAACGCGGGCGACGGCAAGTCGTATCCGTACCTGCTCCCCGGCGCGGCCTTCGGGTCGTGGACGGCGGCTCGTCGTCAGATGTGGCACGGCGGCGACATCGAGGTCTTGGATTACTGGTACCGCCAGCCGAAGTCGAAGAAGCCGCCGACCGGCCACCGCCTGAAGGCGGTCAAGCACGACACGTGGAACGCCATCATCGTCGGCAACCGGATCGCCCAGAACCTGAAGTTCACCGAGTACGAGGGCAACATCCCCTACGTGCCGCTGTTCAACTCGTTCATCCCCGGCGTTCCCACGGGACGTCCCGAGTTGTACGACATCGAGCAGTTGATCCGCGAGAAGGACGAGCGCCTGACCAGCGGGTCGCAGTTGATGCATAACATCGTCAACGCCCAGTATTGGCAGTTGACCGGGCCGGAGGCCCCGGAGCAGGTTCCCCTTGGGCTTCGCCCCAAGCCCAATCAGGTGGTCGCGCCCGGGGCTGGCAACCGGATCGAGGGCATCACCCCGTGGATGCCGTCCTTCCAGTTGGAAGAGTTCCTGACGCGCATCGACCGCGAGATGGTGGATGTCTCGGGGTTGAATGATCTGCTCCGGGGCATGGCCCCGGCCTCCGTGATGTCATCGTCCAAGGCCATCAACGCACTGGTCGCCAACTACGAGACGCGCATCACGATGAAGCGCGACGTCTACTACAAGTGGCGCCGCGACATGTGGTATCTCGCCCGGCTGGTCTGGGCGAACAAGCAGAAGGACTTGGAGCCGGTCCTGATGGGCGGCGGTCGACTCGACATCGTGGCGCCATCGCTGACCCCGCGTGACGACATGGAGACGGCGCAGATCGCCCGCACGCTGGTCGACGGCAAGTTGTGGGCTGCCGTCAGGGGCATGGACCGGACCGGCGTGGACGACCCCGAGGCCGAGCAGAACCTCATCCGCGCCGAGCAGACCGACGTCGCCCTCAACCCGGCCTCGGTGCAGGTCATCGCCGCCGTCGCGACCCAGTTGCAGGCGATGGGCTTCCAGAACGCCCAGCAGGCCGTCGGGGCGCTGGGCGCAGGCGGGCCGGGCGGCGAGCCGCCGCCCGACGAGGCCCAGATGATGGAGATGATGCGCCAGCAGATGGGCTCCGCAGCGGGACAGCCGGGCTCCGGCGAGACGCCGATGCCCGCCAACGAGGCGATGCCGTCGAACGTTGAGGGGGCGCCCCCGGGCGCTGGCCCCGCCGTGGCGCCGGGCGGCGAGGGCGAGGTCATGGCCCAGACCATGGTCAAGGGCGGCGAGGCCACCAACCGGCTGCTCTTCCAGCAGCCCATCGAGCCCGGTGGCGCGCTCCCCGAAGAGGCGTAACCGATGCCCACCAAGGCACGGTTCGGGCGGATCGCCCGGTCCGCGCCCAGCCTCACCGCCACCATCGTCGCACTGGCGCAGGAGTACCAGCGCATCCGCGAGTCGAACATCGTGGACGCGTGGAAGAACGGTGGCGAGTTCGAAGGCAAGCCGGTCCACGACAAGGACATCCTGAAGTGGATGAAGGACCGGCGCGATGAACTCACGCCCGGTGACCCGAAGTGGGACTACTACAACAATCAGGTGCTGGAGTACACCTTCGCCATCGAGAACAGCAAGGCCGAACTCGACTACAAGCGCGGTGACAAGAGCGACTCCCAGATGGCCGCGTTCTACCACACGTGGGCGAACAAGTTGCCTCGCGACTCCGAGGCGTACCGCGAGCGCGAGAAGTTGGCTGCTGGCTATCAGGACCGGGCCAACTCGTCGGGCCGAGCGGCGGGTCGCGCCGCCTCCGATGCGCGCTACGCCAAGACCATCCAAGCCGACTACGGGAAGGAGGCGGCGTACGATACCGTCCTCTTCTGGTTGGAGGACGAGGCCCACAATCGGGGCATCCTCGACAAGGGCGAGAACCTGTCGTCGGGCATCGATCCGCTGACTGCCGACGGTGCCCGTATCAACGCCCTGTGGGATGAGATCGCGACCTCGCCCGAGTACGCCGCCGACCGCGCCCACTACTCCCGCGAGATCGCCCGGCTGGGCGGCAAGGGCTTCAACGGCGACTTCAGCCAGACCGCCTTCAACGGCTACACCCGCGACAAGAAGGGTGGCGTCGACCACCGCATCCAGACGGCCAAGGCTGGTGGGCGGAAGGGCGACATCACGGCCTTCACCAAGGACAAGGACGGCATTCGCGCCGTCTCAATCGTGACCGGCGGGTTCGATGAGACGGAGGCGTACGAGGACGCGCACGACGAGTGGCTCGCCACCTTCCTCGACCCGAACGCGACGCCGGGGGAGGTCGACCGCGCCAACCAGAAGTACATCGGCTCGTTGAACCAGATCAAGCACGGCCTGAAGTCGAACCTGAAGCCGGGCGAGCATGACGACCGCCTCGGGCTCATCGAGAACGAGATCGGGACGATGAAGGGCGACAAGCACCCCGTCCAGCACTGGGGCGGCTCCTATGGGGCCGGTGGCAACGAGGGCGGCAAGGCGGCTGCCGAGACGGGGGCGTGGATCGAGTTCAACAACAAGAAGATCGAGGACTTGGGCAAGCGCGATGCGAGCGGCAAGCCGCTGTTCGTGATGGTCAAGGTCGACAGGGATTCGGTCCAGCAGCCGGGCGACGGCGGCATCCCGGTTCCGACCACGCCCAAGAACCACAACGGGGCCAAGTGGGGCATCGCGTCGGTCGATGACCTCGACCCGGACACGATCTTCGTGCCACAGAACGATGGGGGCCAGCCGGTCGTCACGGCCATCATCCCGTCGCCCATCCGGGTGCTGACGCCGCAGGTGACCAACGCGTCGACCGGCGAGACGACCGACAAGGCGTCCGAGGCGCCCATCGGCTACGCGTACACCAATCCCGACGGGACGGTCACCTACAAGTATCAGGACGCGGCGGACAACTGGCTGTACACGCCGCACAACCCGTTCGGCGGCAAGAATGCTGACGGGTCGAATGCCGAGGCGACACTGGAGCCGAATGGCGGCGACGGGTTCGTCATCCGGGGGTCGGGCAATGGCTACAACGCGCCACCCAAGTCGTCGTACACCATCCCCGACTTCTACAGCCCGGGTGCGAACAAGGCGATGACCGACTCGGTCGTGAAGTCGGGCTATTCCTCGTGGCTGCTGGGGAGTGACCCGAAGAAGGGCGCCGCCTACGCCCAGACGCCCGACGCCATCATCGCGTCACTGGCGCTGGAGTCTGGGGGTAACCCGGTCGTCCTCGCCGAGAAGGTCGCCGACGCCGACAACAACCGGGCGGTCTACCTCGGGAACTCCAGTGCCGAGAAGAACCGGGTCCGCAGCAACGCCCTGAACGGCATCCCGAACCCGGTGCTGGTGCGCGGTGACCTGACGGGTCGTGGGGCTGGTGCCGAGGCGCGCACCGTCGCAGGCGTCACACGGGGCGGGCGGGACGAGATCGTGGAAAGCATTCGCGAGGAGAACCTCACCGCGCGCGGCGGCGGTCAGATGGCGACCGGCCCGACCGCGCTGTCGAGCGAAGTGACCCGGAATGAGCCCGATGCGTGGCTGCGCAAGACCCAGATGGTCCTGCCGCCGCCGAAGCCCGGCGGTGAGGCGAAGACCGCGCCGACGTCCCTCGGGCCGACCATCCCGACGTCCATCGCCACCAGTCTGCTCGACCATCTCGGGATGATCACCGGGGCAGGCGCCATCGGACGTCCGAATGTCCCGAAGACCGGGCCGATCATCCCGTCGGCCACGCCGCCGCCTGCGGCTACCCCGCCGAAGCCGACCACGCCGAAGCCGGTGTCGCCGCCGAGCCCGCTGCGCACGCCGGGCCATCCGACCGGCGCGGGGAACAAGCCCAAGGCGGCGCCTCGCAGGACTGCTCCCATCGCCCACGGGCAGACCGACTGGACGAGGTACTAGGGTGCCCCGCATGGGCGGGGGGCCGGGCATCAACCCGGCCACCGGCTATACCTCCAACGACGACTTCTATCAGGCGTCGCGGTCGAGCGCGTACCCGACGTTCCGCCCGCGCCCGGTCCCGGGGGCATCGGGCGAGTCGAAGTACGCCACCCGCGAACTGGAGCAGGCTGACCGCCCGTTCGCCGACGTCGGCAAGGTCGGCCTCAGCCTGCTGGGCGACGCCAATCCGCAGGCCACGCCCCCGCCCGAGCCGTGGAAGGCGCAGGTGGGGCCCGTGCCACTGCAAGGCCCTCAGCCGGGCACGATGGCCGCACAGGTTCTCGGCATCCTCGGGAACATCTTCTCGCTGCCCGAGCAGACCAGCGTGGCGACACCGAGGGCCGCTGAGTTCTACAACCGCCTTCGCGACACGCCCGACAGCCAGTTGACCTTGGAGGAGCGGCAGATCAGAAACGCCAACCAGATGGCGTTTCAGGGACCGGACAGCCCGGTTATGCAGGGCAAGCAGATGGCCGAGATGTACAAGGCGTGGCGCATCGCGGAGGCGCACGCCCGGGGCGAGTCGGCCATCCAAGAGGTCGATCTGGAAGACACGTCGATGGACCCGTTCACGATGGGCTCACCGCTGTCGACCATCGTGGACTTGGGTATTCGGACGTGGGGCGCGGGGATGTCCCTGTTGACCCAAGTCGAGAGTCAGGGCATCGAGATGCCGGTTCTCGGCAATCGCATCGGGCTGTTGACCACGGACCAGTTGGAGGCCGTCAAGAAGGGCACGCCGGAGGAGATCGGCGAAGAGCGTACGGCCATCAAGGAGGCGCTGGAGAAGGGCGACATCAACGAGCAGGAAGCCCGTGACATGATCGCCATGTCGAGCATGGCGCTGTCCAACCCGAACCCCCTCGGCACCGGCACCCCCGTCCACGTCGCCGCCAACGCCGCGCTGGCCGTCGGCGGCGAGGCTGCTCGCGATCCGTCGACCCTCATCGCGCTGTTCCCGACGCTGGGCGCCTCGCTCGCCGCGCCGTCCCTTCGCGTCACGATCTCGTCCATCGAGCGGGCCATCGGCAGCAAGGCGTTCGCGGTCGCACGCGCAGCGGGTAGCGAGGTCGCCGAGGCCGAGATCAGGTCGACGGCTATCAACGCCGCCGCCAAGGTCGCGCAGGAGGCTGCCGAGTTGACCCTCGGGCAGCGCGCCGGACTGCGCCGTCTGCCTGCTGCCGGGACGACTGCCGCCAAGCAGACCGGGCGGGTGACGCCGGAGTCGGTGGCGCCGTCCGACCGGTTGGCCGAGTTCGTGAAGATGGGCGCCGACCCGGCGCACCCGTACGCCGCCGAGATCAGCGAGGGTATCCGCAACGCCGGGATGGCGGGTCACATCGCGGTCAAGTTGCCGCGCATCATGCATGCGGCAGAAGCCATCGACAAGATGGTCGACCCGCTCTCGCTGTTCGGCTACTGGAAGACCGGCAAGACCGTCCCGCTGGCAGCCGCCCGGCTGGCCTCGCATGGCGCCTTCGACGCGTACGGCTGGCGGGTCACGCGGGCGCTCGACAGCGCGTTGGAAGAGGCGGGCGTCGACCTCGACCGGGCGACGAACTCGCGCTACGTGTCGTTCGCCAACCACACCGTGCAGGCTGGCGACGCCTCCAATACGGCCCGCCGCGTCGCGACGAACTCGACGCTCAGGGACGGGCTCGACCCGACCCAGCAGGCCGTCCGCCAAGCCGAGCGGTCGTCGGGCGACATCCGCCGTCTTGTGCGTGATCAGGTCGACCGCACGCTGGAGTTCATCGTCCCGGGCAACCGGGGCGGGCGTGCCTCGATGATGGCGCAGTGGCAGGAGCGGGCCATCCAGCAGATGGTTCATCTCGGTGCCGACCCGGACCGCGCTCGCGCCGTCGTCATGTCGCGGATGCAGGGCAGGAAGGGCGAGCGGATGATGCGCTCGCTCGCCAACGACCACTGGGGCTACCGCATCGACACGCTCGATGGGGCCAAGCGCACGGCTGCCTCGCAGGCGAACGAGACGTGGACGCCGGAGAAGATCGGTCGAGTCACGTTCATGGGGTCACGGCAGATGGCCCAGCAGGACGCCCGGGCCATCGCCGAGGCCGTCGCCAAGAAGCAGTGGGGCCGCGTGCGCGATGCCGTGCGCCAGTTCCGTGACCTGAACGACTTCGTCTCCGAGTCGCTGTCCGATGAGGAGTTGGGCGCCGAAGTCGCGCACGTGCTGGAGCAGTTAGATCT